CATCCCACATTATGCCTCCACAACCTTCGTCATAAGGTACGTCTTTGTGTTGTTGATGTCTTTTAAAACTAGCCATCCTTGCTATCGTGCTTCTTGTTAGTGCTTCTCTGTTTGCTAACTGTCTTGCTCTTGTCCATCCTACTTGCGTTCCACAAGAACTACCATTTTCTTCTTTATATTTTATTGCACGTTTTGCATTATTAGTTGCAGATTGTGGGTAGTCATCATAAGTCTGCTCTGCATAGTAATCTTTGTTTGCTGCTTCGCATTGTGCTTTGGTATCATAGGTACAAGCACCACTTAACCCAAACTTATACTTTCCATTTTCACATTTATAACAAGGCATATCTTATATTTTTATTAAGCACCTGCTACAAATACTTCTAGTTTGACTGCGTTAGAACCACTATCTACTAATATGCTTTCTAATTTTTTTAAGGTTGTTACAATATTAGCACTATCATCGTCTACTTCTATTGCACTATCAGGTGTTCCCATCATAAAAGTTTTACCTGCTTCTAATAAAACAGACGCTGAACTATCTGCTACGCCATTGTCTGTACTGTCTATTTGTAAAGATAATGTAACGCTATTAGTAGAATCTAGATTTGTTATTCTTATATATTTAGTGTCTTGTAAATCCAATGCACTATCTGCACTATATACGTGTGACTTAAATAATAAAGTTGTAGCGTCATTACTTGCAGGTACTGTTACTATACGTTCCATAACGTGTTCTATACCTGTTATTGTTAATTCATTGGTGTTACCCCTAACTGCACCATTCAAGGTTACACTCTCTGAAACTGTTACTGTTAAATTTGCCATGTAATATTTTTTATAAAATTGAACTTAATATAATTATACAATTTATTTCTAGCTACAATATAAGTAAAAATAAATGAATCACACAATCAATTACCATACAGAAAATTAATATTTCTATATATTACTTTTAAATATCAAATAATTATTGTACCTTCCAACTTCTTATAGAATGTGTATTGCTCATATCGCAATTCTTATACACTATTATAACACTAACACATTTAATACCAAAATATAGAGTTTATAAAATTGAACTTTGATCTGGTGTGTGTATGTGTGTGGGGTTAATTACTTGGGCAACAATAATTGACGGAATTGCTTTTGATAATCGCAAAACATGACATATTGACACAAAAAAAAATAATTCTTTTTGCTTTTTTTTAATCTTTTTTAGTCTTTTTTTTAAAAAGGTGGTTGAAAATTTGTTAAAGTGTGTCAAAAGGTGTAAGCCTATGATATAACACAATAATATAAAACTAACTTCATTAGATAACAAACTAAATAAGCTACTTTTTAAAGGGTTTAAAGTGTTTAAAATATAAATTAATAGTTGACTACTAGACAAAAAAAAAGAGGGCGTTAACCCTCTCTTTTGTTGTATGTTTAGTTAACTAAAAATTGTTATACTCCTTCATCCTTTTAGCGTAATTAGCCCTTTTATAATTGCTATGTAAGTTTATAAATAAATTATATTGTGCATGGAATAACATATCCATCCCACACCCAGAAATCGAACCTTTTGCATTACATCCAGCTAAAGACAAAATAAACTTATCTCTTATTATGTGCATTCTGTTTTTATAGATGTACCCTAGTTTTATTGTGCGACTCATGCCAGATCTTGAAACACTTTGAACACTGGCGTAAAATCTGCCATTCAATAAAGCGTTTTTAATCTTTGTTAGTGTTTCGGCGTTCCATTTTGTTAATTGGTCTAAATCTTTATCAGTCCAGAAAGTGCTATTTTTTATATCCTCCTTAGCCATTAATGAAGATAAATTCTTAATTCGTTTAGTTGTTTTCATAATTTTGTTTTTTGTTTAGTTGTGTAAATATAAATAAATTTTATAAATTAATTTTATTCATTAAGTTATTTATTATTTTTTCACTTTCTCTAATTCGTAAATATATATGGTCATTTATATTTATTGTTTCATTTTGTATTAATACATCTATGAACTTTTGCCACTCTTCATCTGTCATTACATCGGAGAAATTAGCTCCAATATTTTTTTCAGTAAATAGCCACTCTTCAAAGTTCTTTTTTTCTTCTTCTAATAAATAATAGTTAATATTTGATGAGTATAAACAAAGAGTGTTTACTAACTTTGTAAATTCTGTAATTGTATAATCTTTCATTTTTATTTTTGTTTTTGTAAATATTCATTTTTTTGTTTATCAAATAGACTTCCTTTATCAATCCAAAGTTGATAAATATAGTCATAGTCTGTCATTAATATATTCGAGAGCTCTAAAAAGAGCCTTTCTCTTATTAATGAGTCATTGACACCAATATAATCATAAACATTATGACCTTTATATAATTTATCTAGTAATCCTACAAAGGTAGATAAAGGATTTATTTCTTTACCATAATTATCTGTAGAATAATTTTTTGTATAAAATTTTTTTAATTCCATTTTGTTTTTGTTTTTGTTTTGTGCATTATTGCGTTACAAACATAAAAAGAATTTCAATTTTATACAACAAATTAAAATTTTTTTATCTGACAATTTGGCGTTATGTATTTGTATATCAACATCTTGGAAAAAAAATAAAAAAAAGATCCATGATAAATCTCTAGCAATTTCATAGCAGTTTCGGAGCAGTTTCGTGCAGTTTCTTGTGTAGTATTGTTTTTATAAATAAAACAAAACACTTAAATAAAATTATTATTTTTTTTGTTTTGATCTTGCATAAAAAAAAGTGTAGAAACATTGTCTCTACACTTTTTAAAACGTGTTATGAAAATTAACTGAATTACACTATTGTGTACTTCTTCTTGTTAGTTCGCAAATATAATAAAGTATTTATATTAATCGTCCTAAATCCATCATTTTTTAAATCATAAGCTATAATATGATTATAATCATCTGGATTATAGCTTAATCCTACTCCCTTAACACCTTTCTTTACTCCTAGTCTAGCGTTCATTATGCGATGTGATCCATCCTTTTTAACAAACTTACAAGTGAATATTTGATTTCTATAATCATGTATTAACTCTTTTGCCTCATCTGTGCTTATTTTTATTGTTTTCATTGTTTTTATTTAATTTAAGTTATTATTATTATTATTTATACCTACGCCCCCCTAGTACCCCCCTGTGCCCCCTGTCAGTTAGAAACAATTGCTAAAAAATAAAAATATAATAAACATTATAGCATACGTTCCGTCACTAAAATCGTGTAGTTCCATTCCTCCTTTACTCATGACTTATCTTTTTGCGTTACTACTTCGAAGTCATCCATCATAAAATCATGTGAACCTACTGACTCTAAAATAAATTCATTTTCTTCTTCGTTCCATAATATATATGTAAATATATATTCTAATAATAAATCTTGCTCATTGATCAAGTTATCAATACCACTACAAAAAGATGTAAACCCATCCCTACTAGCACTGGCCTCGTTAACCCACTCAACAAACTTATCATCGTTTCTGTACTTTTGAATTAAATTATATTTATCTATTTCATTAATACTAACAATAATTTTATCGTTTCTAAAATTATAATATTTTGGACTATCTAATTCAACATACTTTAGTTTTTGATTAAGTGAAAAGTTTATATAATCAACAAAACACTTTGCATAATTCTCATATGTTTTTTTATAATCTACATACTCCCAATTGACATCTAGATCTTCTATATGTCTATCAATATATTCAGTGTGTATAGATTCATAAAATCCACCAAAGTCTAGTGCAAATTCAGTATCTTTTATTGCTTTTTCAAAGTCAGCAGTACCCATAATATCTCTTAGTCTGCTATCAAAATTGTTATTTGTTTTTGTTTTCATTTGTTTTTGTTTTTAGTTATTAAGTTTTTAGTTTTATTAATTCGTCATAGATTTGTTGATATGTATTTTTGTTTCTTAATTCTTTATATGACATAAAATTATTAAACATCTTAGAAATATAATCTTTGCCAAAAAATTTAGTTAACACAATCCATTCACTATGGACACTTCTCATTTTTACATTCATTTTTGTTTAGTTTAGTTTTTGTTTTTAATTAATGTTTAGGGTTAGTTCTTTATCTTTCATAACAGAATTAATATATTGATCAATTTCAGATATATGTAGATATACTTCTTCTTTTTCATCACAAGGTAATACTTCCCAATAAAATGAAGTATATTGTTTACCTTCTTTAGCAATTTCTAAATTATTATCTAGAATTCTTTTTCCATTGTACATAGATATTGCATAATCTTCTCCATCTTTTGTTTTGAAATATATTATTATTTGTCTCGCACACAATTTTATATATGGATGTGCTCTTTCAAACAATAAATTTTCTTTTGATAGTTTTAATAAATTAAATTTCATAATTATTTATTTTTGTTTTTAGTTATTAAGTTTATTTTCTTCATACATCTCATCAGCTATCTGTTCTGCTCTTATTTGTAGATATTCATATTCTAATAATATATCGCAATATGAATTACATTCATCGCATATTGTTTTATATTCTTCATACTTAGAATCATACACTTCGTAAACTTCTCCATTACAACACCGACTAACATATGGTTCGTTATCTTCAAAAGCTAATTTATAGTTATCGTAGTCCATGTTAGTAGCTCATTGTATAATAAGATAAAACGTCTAGTAAATCCTCTTTTGCCTCACCCTCACTATCTAATATTAATTGCATTAAATATCTTAACTCATCTCTAGGATCGTTACACTCATCAAATAACCAATCAACATATGTATTGATTTTAGTTTCTATATCAGTTGCTATATAGACAGGAGTCGTTTTTTTGTGTGAATTATTAATTATTTTTTCACAATTTTTTAAATGTTCATTATTTATCATTTTGTTTTTATTTTAAGGTTATATGCAAATATAATAAATAAATACTAAACAAACTTATATAAATTATAAAAAAAGTTATAGACAATTTGTCATGAGTGGTAGGAGACTTACAGAATTAATCAGGCTCCGTACTCCACTCTTAGAAAATCTCCAGCAGTTTCACAGCAGTTTCAGGGCAGTTTCAAAAAAAAACTAAAAATTATTTTTTTTAATATTACTTTTTTTTTATCATGGCAGTTTCAAATACCACTCAGCAGTTTCAATGCACTCATCCAAACCTTTGACAACTTTTGCAAAGTAACCTTCTTCATTTAAAAAAGCTACCCACTCTTTCTGTTCTTTAGTTGGATAAGATTTTTTGTCTGCCTTAATTTCTAGAAAACAACCTGCATATTGTTTATTTACTTTAAGTATTTGTAAATCTGGAAAACCCTTGACGTAACCTGTACGCTTGGCTAATATTGCTTGTTTCATTGATGTTCTGATACCTCCAAGACTTGCACAGTATCTTACTTTAGGATAAGCTAGTTTAAGATAGTCACAAAAAGCTGACTGAACTCTAGCTTCTTTATTCATTGTAGGTGACGTAATTAAGTAGCTGATACATAAGAGGTTGTGATACATTGTATCTTTTAGCCATCTGCGTAACAGTACCCCCTGCCCCCTCCTCATATTCTTGTCTTATGAGTTTTGCTTCACTGTCAGTAAACTTTCTTCTACTATATCCACCACCTCTGTGATCTTTTCTTTCAGAAGTTTTTATTTTTCCAATCTTGCTCATTTGTAATCTCTATTTTATCTAGTTCAAATTCTAAGTGTGCTATTGCTTTTCTAATACAGTCTACTGGACTACCATGCTTTCTTGAACAACGTAGTATGTAACTTGTAGCAGTACCTAAATTATAAGACAAGTCAAAATCTTCTATGACTTTTCTTGCTTCATACTTATGATACTTACCTATGTAGTAATCAGGAATTTTTTTTGTCATCTCTTCTATCTCTGTATAACGCACCTGTAATTGTTTTGTGCTTTGGTTCAACTTTGTCTATTCTTTCTGCTAACTTTTCGTTCTCATTTTTTTGTATAAGTATCTCTACCATACATACACCTACTATAGTTAAAAAACCTATACCAAGTAATAGTAAAAAAATCATTAACATTCTTTTAGTTTTTTATATGTTTTCATTTTTAATTTTATAAAGTTAATAAATTTTTCTTATAGTAAGGCACTTTGTTTGGATCTGCTCCCAACGTATGTACCTCATAATAAGCATCTTGTAACCTCTTCTTATGTGTTAAACACCACCTGTAAAAAGTTCTTATATTTAAAAAACTATCTTTTTCATCTAGTCTTACACCAAGTCTAAATGCAGTGTCAACATCTTCTATTGTCAATCTTTTAAATCTTTTATCTGTTTCTAAATCAAACGCAAAAGTCTTTGTAAGAATTGCTAATGTCTTACCATCAGTCTTTAATCCTAACTCAATTGATGTTCTTGCGATTATATCATATAGTTTTTCTTTCATAATAGTTGTTTACCTTTATTGTATTCGTTTAGCTGTATGTCTATTTTTGACATACTTGTATTTGTTTTATTGTTTTTCTCCCAAGTGATCATACACATTTTCCAATTCTTCATTTTGTTTCTACCAATCATCCAACCTCTTGCTTCATAAAAAGCAAAGAAGTTTTCTGCATCTATACCATTGCTCCTTTCTTCACAATATTCTTTAATTTCACTAATCGTTGGCTTTACAAATTTTTCTTTTTTATATATTTTTTCTTTTATTATACTTGTAGTATTATTACTTGTATTATTATTCTTTAAAGTTTTCTTTAATAGGGTATTTAACTTTTCTTTAATACCCCCTTTAAGAATTGTTATATACCTATTATCGATTTCTTTAGTACCCTCTTTATATGTAAACTCTACAGAAATATAATTGTTTTCTGCAAGTTCTCTTACCCATTTAGATATAGTAACTTTTGACTTACCATATAGATTTGCAAAGTAACCATTGGTTGCGTAACAATAACCATTGGCATTAGTTAGAGCAGTAATCTCACTGTACAATAATTTTGCATTTGCAGTAAGATTACTGTCATACCTAACCTCTGCTGGAAGTATAGAATAATATGATGGTTTAGAATGGTAAGTCATCTTGATTGTCTTGTACTAATTTTTCTACAGGATCTTTTGGTTCATATGTGTTTTCGTATGCATAATGGGTAGCACCCTTCTCAGATGGCTCTCTACGTTCTGCTATTGTAATACTAACCCAACCTTTCTTTTCTATTTTTTTAAGGTCATCTAGTTTTATGTTTGCATTGAACAAATCACCATACTTTGTTGTCACTTTTTTTATACTACTAGCAATGTAGTTTTTTTCATTTTTCATTGTTATTAATTTTATGGTTAGCTAATCTATCTGCCTTCGTGTTATAAAAAGGTGTAGTTATACCTAAATACATATTTGTTTTTTCTTCTACAAAAGATGTTTTAAAATATGTATTCATGTTTCTTACATTACTCTGATACAGATTTTCCATTTCTTGTTTTTGTTTACATTCTAAAATAAAATAATTAATCAAATCTTTCTGCATCGCTTACAAGATCATATTCAATTAAATCTACAATATCTTTTACAGACATATTACAATAAATAGCAATGCTATCCATATGTGTGTATCTAAGTAAAGTTGGATCATTAATATACTTTGCACTTGTTATTTCTGCAACACCCAGCAGTTTCGCAAAGGTTCTAGCAGATATACCTTTAATCCTAAGCATAGCTTCAAATTCGTTTCGTGCTTCTCTTATTTTATGTAAATCATATTTTTTTGTCATAGTTTTTTATTTAGTATTTATATTTAGGTTGTTTAACATATTTTTGTAGTTTATCTACATCAAGCAAAAATTTTGTTTTAGTGTTGTTAGCAGCTTTTGAATACTCTTCTTCAGTAAGTAATTTTTTAAGATTATGATTATCTATCTCACCAATAAAATGTTGACCATTCCACACCATGTAAACAAAACCTTTAGCCATTGTTCTATATATGTTAACTGTCAAATGCCCCATTCTGTGTAAGTTTTTTATATTCATCTTGAGGATCTAAATAGACTCTATGCTCATCAATAAACTGCAACAATGACTCAGCTTCTATCTCAGTCATGTTTTCTAAATTATTAATTATTTCTGAACGCATTTGTAAATCTAATGATGTATATGGTAACAGCGTTTCAATTATTTGTAATTGTTTATCTGTTGCCTTTGCAGGTTTACCATCAAACAAAGAGTCTATAAAGTCATCCTCATTCATTAATCTACTATCTCATCTTGTCCAAACACTCCTTGCTCATAGAATCCTGCAATCTTAAGAACTACTCTTGACATTGCTCTCTTCTCTGCCATAGCTACAGGAAACTTCTTACCACCACCCATAAGATTAGTGTCAGATGCTTCTCCAAAGCTCATCATGCTTCTAAGACCTGTTTTACCTTCTTTCATACTTGCTATTGCTTTTAAAACAACCCAGTCTTTCTCCATGATAACTGGTTCATAAGCTACTGTAATGTTTTGCTTAGAAACAATCTTGTCGATTCCTGTTCTTGTTATAATTGCAAATCCTCTGGAGTCTTTGTAGACATCCTCTGCTGTTAGATTATTTTCTTTATATAATCTGTTTAAAGTTTCGGCTCTTGTTTCTTTGACCTCTACTTTTTCTTCTGGTTTGTAGTTTCTTCTACTCATTGTTGTTTGTTTTTCGTTTGTAAATAAATTCATAGTTTTTGTTTTTGTTATTTAGAACCCCAGTCATCAATCTCCCACATACCTGAAGATTCGTAATCTTCTTCATCTAATACAGCCAATATGTATTCTTTACCATCAACTTCAATAACTTCTTTCTTCTCGTGATAAAATTCTCCATCAAAGCATAGCTCATGTGTTAGGTTAAAGGGTGTATTATCGTTGACTTCTATAAATCCTTTTTTTTTCATAAAGTTTTTCATAATATATATTTGTTTAGTTAATAATTACTGCAAATATATAACTTTTTTTTATATACACTATAAAAACTAAAAATAATGAACCAACCTTGCTACCTGTCCTGTTTCTCTCTCATGTATAAACCCTTCTACTGCTTTTGGCACACCAACAAAACCTTTTCTGTTATGCCAACTGTCTGATCCTGATGGGCTTCTAAGATACTCTACAGTAACACCAATATAATCTTTTGCATCTAACCATTTATGTTTTACTTTGTGATGCAAGTGGTGTAAATACCAATATCTGTATTTCGTTTCTGACCACTCAATAGGATTCTCTTGTGCCATAAGTAATGGTAATCTATCCATCTTAGCACCATCACCATGCTCTAATCCAATAAGATTTGATCCATACTTATAATATTTTCTATGACTAGGATTTGCTTCTACTGTTACATCATCTGTTTGTCTAAACCAAGATTGTAAAGATTTAGCAAGATGATAACCACTTTGATAGTCGTGATTACTCATAGAATGTACACAATCTACTGGTGCTACCATTCTCAACATCTCTACACAACTTACATACAAACTAAGAGCTATCTCATAGTGCTGCCACCACTTACCATCAACATCTTGTCTTGTGCCTTTAGTCGTTGTATTATATACGTTGTCAATGTGTAATACATCGTTTCCTATGCAAAATAAAATCTTTTCTATATCAAACCCTTGTGCCTTCTGTATAATACCTTCTACACCCTCTGAGACTCTGCTTACAGCAGTTTCAATGTCGTAAGGGTCAGCAGTTTCAAGAGCATCTGCATATTTACCAATGTGTATATCTGCTGGATTTATAACAAGGAGGTGATTACCTTTTTTTCTCTTTATTTTTTTATACTTAGGCGAGTGTGTAGTAACAAGTTCATTTACTTTGTTAAATATACTTTTATCGTCAATACCTATATCTTCTTTAGTAACAATAGAGAATCTAAGTTCTCCTTTCATGTTCTGCCAATGCTTGACAGACACCACATCTTTTTTGTCAATACCTCTTTCTAATAAATGTAAATCAAGAGCTGTATTGCTGTTGATATTATCAAGGTCTTTACCTCTGAATTCATAAATTAATTCTACTTCCTCTGCTGATAATCTAAGTCTTTTACCTTTTAATTTTTGTGTCATGTGATAAGATTTGTTCAAATATAACCAAACAAACTACCATAAATAGCAAAGAGCCAGAAGTTTCTTAACAACTGACTCTTTAAAACTAAAC